AAGACCGACAGATAATCTAATATCATCTGGTCCATCTTGACGTACTCTACCTCCAGCTCCCCACATTAAGTAAGTCTCAATGTCAGTTGCAATTTTAGAAAGGTGAGCTGCTTCCATATTTGTCAAGAAAGTTCTAGAAAGATCTCCATTGTCAAATGCTCTTTTAACTTTGTCTTTACCCATTACTTTAACCATATCCTCTAATGAAGAAATAGATGGGTCCATACCTTTGTCAAATGTTCTCCAGATCTCAGTTACAGGAACTGTACCATCTGCATTCATACCACCTTTGATCATTAAGTCTGCTCTAGAAGAGATAGAATAATGTACGTGAGCTTCTGCACCTCCTACAAAGTTGTAGAATTCACGGAAACCTGTTCTTGTGGTAATGTCAGAGAATCTTTCACCATACTCCCCACGGGCAGAACCTTTACGGAAGATTTTAGTACCATTAGTAAGATACTTAGCATCAAGATACTTGAAGTTATCATTGTTTACTAATTGTACAGTGTAGATGAAACCATCTCCTACAGGAAGGATATCCTCATCAGTGATGTACATCTCAACCCCATTGTATTTGTCATAAGTGATGATATCACCATGTCCAAATTCTCTGCGGTTAACTTTGATACGGAAGGTAGATCCATCAGTACCTCTGTAAGCTGAGTTTGGTTCAATATCCTCAACAATGTAAGGAAGATCCACAGATACAGGAGTCTGCCATCTGTATTCTCCACGGTGGTTATCCACCATGATTACATTTTTACCCCCAAATGAAGACATTTGATAAAGGGGCATTTCAACTTTTTGAGCCATAGCCCAAAGGTCTACTGGACCTAAATCCATAGGTTCAGCATCTTTTAACATATTCACTAAGTGATAAGAGTCTACATGCGATGAAGCTTGGTAGGCTGTGTCTCTTAGGAATATCCCATTGTTTAAAACTGGAGTTGCCATTTTTATATTTGTTTTATTTGTTACTTAATTAAAATCTTTTAAACATACTGTTTTTTGACAATCTTCTTGGTTCAGATTTAGAAGGTGTTCTTCTAACTTCATCATCATATGAATTGTTTGTAGAAGAAGCTATTTTTCTAGATTCTTCTGTTTTCAGTTGTCTAACTGTTTTTTCTACTGCTTGTCTTGATCCTTGTTCTCTTACTCTATTCTTATATCCATTTGGATCAGCTAATAACCAAAGTGCTTCTGCAATAAGGTCATGTCTTGGTTCTACAAACTGATACTTCTCTAAAAGGTGGCCTAATAAGTTTGTAGGTTTACCTGAAATTGAAGGATAGTTAGGTTGAACTAATCCAGAGAATAAAAGTCCTTGAACTTTCTTATCTAGTTTAAGACCACCAATAGTTCCTGTAGCAAGAGTAGTGTATACATTTTCTTGATATGCTTTTGCTTGTTCTGCTTGCATATTTTTTTTGTATTCTTGTTCTGCTAATTGTCTTGCAATAATCTCTTCTTGCATTGCATCTAACTTAGGTTTGAATTGATTTGCTTTTTGTTCTAATCTATTCAAATCTCTCCAGTCTTGAATTTCAGATTCAATTTCTTCAGGAGTTCCAAATTGTGTAGCATATAAATATTGTCTTGCAATTTCTGCTTGATCATATTCATCTGATGGATCTAATTGTCTCATCTCTTCTACATGAGCAAGAGTTCTAAACAATCCTTTAAGATCTTGTCCACCATCAGCAACATACTTGGCAGCAACTTGAAGTTCTTCTGGTAGTGCTTCAAAAAACTCTCTTGGAGTATTTTGTCTAATTTGATTTTCTCTTTCTTGGAAGTTTGCTTCAAATAATTCTCTGAAGTCTTTAGTAGTATAATCCTCTAATGGTTTATCATCATCAAAAGGAATAAGTGTACCTTCCTCAATCATTTTAGTTGCTAAGTCAGCAAGACCTGATTTGTCAACCTTTGGTCTTCCTTTATTACCAGCCTCTTCTTCTTGAGCAATAAGATTATCAAGTTCATTAATTGTTTCTTGAACCTCAACCTTTTTTTCTTGCTCTTCTTGCCGCTCCTCTTTGGAAGCAGTAGGGTTGTCAAAGAACGATGTATCAACTGTTTCTTTATGAAACATTGATTTGGGTTTTTCTTCTTCTGCTGGTAGCATTACATTTTCTGCTCCCGGCATTCCAAAGATCTCATCTATATTTACATCTACCTGTCCTACCGTTGTAGAATCTAGTACCTGATCTTCAGGATTTGTGTTGGTTGTTTCCATGTTGTTGGTTTTTGTTTATATATCAATATACTAAATAAACTTCAAAAATTTAAATTACTGCAAAAAAAATTTGTAATATATAGCTAACTATTTATTCTCTCTTGGTGGTTTACCATCAAATTTGTTTTTATTTTCTTGTGCAATCTGTAATTGTCTGTCTGCAATTTGTTTTTGGGCTTGTATTTTCTCCCTTTCTAATTGACTTTTTTGATTTTCAATAGTCATTCTATTAACTTCTTTTTCTCTTTGAAGTCCAGTTTGTTCTTGATACTGTTCAGAATCTCTAATATCTTTCATAGCATCTCTATAGTCTGACATTTGATTTTTATCAACATCTGCCATAGCACCATAACCAGCAGCTCTAATTTCTGCAACTAAGATATCTCTTTGTCTATTTTTCTCATTTTCAGCAGCTGTAGAATCAATCTTCATTTTTTCAATCTCTTGTTGTTTTTGAAGTTGCTCTTGTTGCATTTGCTGTTGTTGCTGCATTTCTTGTTGTTTCTGAGCTTGTTGTTTTTGCTCAGAATCTTTAAGTACAACATTAAGAGATGCAATGGAATCAGACTGTACAATTTTACCTAAGTCATATATAGAAGCTCCAGTAGTATTATTCTGGATAGCCATTTGCTTAAGTTGTTCAAGAATAGATCTATGATTTGCATTTGTACTGATAGCAATGTTTAGATCTCTAAGTAAAAGATCTGTACCATTTATTTCAAAGTTTACTTTTTCATCAGCAGATGTAACATATGTTAATCTTGCAGATGGTTTAGTAGAGTGATAGTACTGAGCTAAGTCTGTTCTCATCTGGTGAACTCTTGGCATCAAGTAATCACAATGCTGAATAAAGAACATTTCTGTCTGTGCATATGATGCTTGCATAGCTTGCTCTACTCCTGTAGCAGTAGACTGAGATAACTGTTGTCCCATTCTTTGTGGGTTTACACCAATTACTTCATATGCTTGCTGCTTAAAGTAGTTAGCTAAGTTAATCCTAGACATTAATCTATTTGTTTGTTCTAGATCTAACTTTTGGAAATGATTAAAGTTTAATGCATTCTCTGTATTTGTAATAGATGTATCTAATGGTAACATCTGGAAATTCTTCATTGCAACATATGCCTTAGATAAATTTCCTTTCCCCCAGTCTTCTCCTAATGAGTGTCTAGGTAATGCATTTTGATCAAGAAGAATTACAGTACCTAGTTCATCTACTAAAATGTCTGCAATCTGATTGTTTACAATATTATATCCAATCTGGTATGGCTTCATTAAGTCTATTAAAGCTGTAGACTTTGTATTTCTATCTGAGAATACAGATCCTTCTACAGGAAGCTTACATCCATATAGTGATGAATCTCCTTTAAATTGAAACTTCAGTGGTCCAATATGGTTTCTATTTATTCCTAGATATATAGGAGAGAATCCACCTGGATTATTCATACCCCAGAATGAAGGAACATTAGGTCCAATCTTTACACCACCCCAAACTTCATTAATCCAGATCCAGTCAATATGTTCTCCAAATAATAAATTATCTTTTGATTTATTTTTGAAGAGCCTTGTATCATAAATTGGCTTATCTGTTATTTGATAATCTTCAGTTACAATCTCATTAGTTACTTCTCCTTCTTCAGTAACTCTTGTAACATGTCCAATTTTCTTTTGAGATTTCCAATAAGATGTTGTCACCCTTAACAAATATGCAGTTCCTTGATCAAAGTAATCTTCTCCTTCTGCAAGTATCTGTGCAATAATATCTGAACCATCAAGTATATTACCTGACATAAATGAAGTATACTGTCTATATGCTAATGAAGGCATATTAGTATTCCACTCATGTGTTTTTGTTCCATCATAGAAACTTCCATCATTTTGTAACCCACCTATATTATATGCAGCAGATCTAATAGGATAAACTGATTCAAGTGCTCTATGTTGTTCTTCTGTTAGTAGATGTCCAAACTTATCAATCACATCTGATACAGTAAACATATCTGTTTTACCTATCCAGTTACCTTGAGATGTGTATCTAATATCTGGAGATTTGTGATAGAATGTAAGAACTGGATTCCAAAGTTCTACTTCATAATCATCTTCCATCATATAGAAATGCCAGAACTCTCTATCTGTAATAAGCATGTCACGGAAAGCTCTTTCTTCTAGCTCATCCATTCTAAATCTTTCTACATCAACTTTATGTTGGTGTTCTGCCCATTGCTCTACCATTGAACGGTAATCTTTCTTAAAAAACTGTTCAATTTCAGGTAAGCTTTTTAAACTGTCTGGTTGTAATTGTTGTTTTGCTTCTTCAGAGTTAGGATCTAAACCTTGCTCAAGCATAGCTGCTAACATTTTTGTTGCAGCATCAGCTAATAATGTTTGTTCTACTTGTGCTCTTTTTTGCTCAAGCATTTCATTATATGAAAAATCATCTATTGCTCTATATGATAATCTTGTTGATCTCTTAGCAAATTCAGCTACTAAAACATTAATGACATTTGGAATGATAGGATAAAACTTAAGTTCTAATGCAGAAACATCTTCTTTTGTAAGTAACTCTACAACATCTCTATATTCATTATTTTCTTCAATTATATAGTCTGTTCTATCAATGATACCTTTTGCAAGCTTGTAGTTTTTCATTAATCTCCTAGCATTTCTACGGATCTGTTTTAATCCTTGCCATTCTAACCAATCTAAATTCCAAGCAGCCCATTCCTCAGTCTTATCTTTTTTAGGTAAAAACTGTAATGGCTGAGTAATACTACCCAACCTGTTCTGTTCTGTTTTAGCTCCTTTCTTAAGTTGTAATGCGTTATATACTTGCATACCCTATTATTTAATATTTTTAAATGCAGATCTTTTATATCCACTCATAGTATTATTCATGCCTTTATGGCCCATATGTCTAAACGGACTCTTATTTAATTTAAACAAATTTTCCGACTTTTGCAAGTTTTTAGCAGTATCATCCATAACAGTTCTTTTAGAATATCCTCTATTTGATTCTTGAATTTTCATAAAGGCTACAAGTGCTGCAAAAGAAACAAGTCTATCCACGTTAACTCCATCTGCATATTCTCTCATTTCTTTAATCAACATTGGATCAGGTATACGTTCTATACCATATGTTGTTCTAACTACTGTCCCATCTGATTTAAGTTCTTGATCTAATTCTTCCTTAGTATATTCTATAGCATAACTTAAAAGGTGAGCTTTAAATAAAGTACCAGTATTCTTCCAGCCATATTCCTGAAATACATTATTGTTTGATCCAAGATCTTTTAAGAACATTATCTGATTTTTAGGGACCAGATATCTTTGTTTTTTTCTTTGGATCATATGTTGAATAAATAGAGATATGTTGTTTTCAACCAATGCCCAGGCATTGTACCACTCTATTATTAGTTCTAGTTGCTTGTGTGTTTGATTGATATCATCATATCTACCACACCATGCAGCTACTATTTTACCTTGTTCTATATAAGTCTCTGTTTCTGAACCAGTATGTTTTGTTACTTGAATAGGTGCTTTCATCACATATATAGAACATAGTGATTCTGAGGTAGTTGTTTTACCTTCACCTACTGGGTCAATAGATGCATAATAATCTCCAAAACTTGGATCTTTAACTGGTCTTTCCCATACAACAACACATCCTGTTTTATCCTCTGTCTTTTTATTAACTGGAAATTCCATTATAGGTCTCTTGTTACTTTTAGTAACAGTGGGTTTCCCGTCAGCATCTGTAGATATATCTAAGAATTCATATCCATATTCTTTTTCTTCTATTCTTCTTTCTTGTGCAGCAAGAAGATGTGGTGGGAATACAGATACTGTTCTATGTGCAAATGCCTCTCTAATGTTCCTAGGATGCTGTGAAATTCTTAATTGATAATCTTCTGGAGCAAGTTCATCTTTCCATTGCTTAAACTGTTTATCCAATGCTTCTAATGCTTCTTCTACAAGTGAATTACCATAATCATCAATATGAGGTGGCATAGACCATTGTTCAGGAATAAACAAACCTGACAAACCTATAGTACCTTTATCATCAATAAGATCAGTCTCTACAGCATAAATATCTTTTGATGTTGGATTCAAGATCATATCTTTTAGTGGAAGACATTGTGATAAATCCCCCACAGATCCTGCAGCTATAAACATACCTGTAGTAATTAAACCAGATCTCATTGCTGGTCTCATATACTCATATGTCTGATCCATTTTAGGAGCAATACCTGCCTCCTCATGGAAGAAGAACTTTACTGGACCCCCTACACCATTTGTTGGATCTTTCTCAAATGACATACCTTGAATAGTTCCTTTGAGACCAACCTCATTCTTTCTATCTCCTTTTCTAACCTCAATCTTTTGTTGCCACATCATTACTTTGTCTGGTGACATTGGACGGTACCATGCAGTATGTTCATTTAAGAATGCTGCATATTCCTGTAAGAATTTCCAGGATCCTTTCTCATTAATATAATCTTTAAGACTAGCACCTATCTTAAGGGTAACCCCAGCTTCAAACCATTGTTGATTTATAAACTTACCCATATGGTAATAAGAAGATGCAATCTGACGTTTCTTTAAAATTGCTGCATGTTTATAGTTAAGTTCAGCAAGAAGTTCATAGAGTGCTAAATGATACTGAGCATCTCTAATTTTAGCAAAACCAAAGTTCTGTTCCTCTTTATCAAAGATGGGTAGAAAGTTTAACCACATGTAGTATTCTCTACATACAAACCAAGTTAAATCACCATCTTTAACTATTATTCCTTTTCGGCATTTAGTTTTTTGATCATCCCAATAATTTATAAAGTCTTTTGACTTAAAGGGAGCTGTACAATATACTCTATCTTTTTTGAATTTGGTTGATTCAGATATGAAAACAGTATTGGTAGTTTCATTGAAGTTGTACTCTCCAGGTTTTTTAAATACACTAAAGATAAACTTGCTGAACTCCTCTCTGGAGTCAAAACTTGTAGTTGTCCATTTTCCATTTTCATAGGTTGGTATGTCTTGATAAATCTCACTCATTACATGTCATATGCTAATCCTTGTCCACCTCTTACTTTACTTTGTTGCTCTTCTTGAAGATCTTTATAGGCACCTTTGAAAGACTGTCTAATTGCATCATAGTTTTTAGCTGCAGCAATCAGAGAGTTAAAGTTACCATCTCTACCTGTAGTAATCTGACTAGTTTCCATATATCTACCTAATCTATCTAACATAGATGCAATTCCTTTATATGCTCTAGATGTGGGTGTTTCATACATCCTTTCACAGAATTTTAGTGCTGCAAAGATTGTATCATCTTCTGTAGAGAAATCTCCATCAATTTGTTCTAGGATCAATGATTCTTTATCTATATCTGGTGTAAAGAAAAAAGGATTTAAATCCGGATTTGGACAACACATATAGAATAGATACATGTATATCTTAAGATGTTCTTCAGGATATTCATCCATTACATCTTTCAGAGCCTTCAGTGTGTAGCAATGTTCAGTAGGAATAACTACTCCATTCTGTACATCAAACAATTTTGTAAAACTCATTTCTTTTTAATTTTGTGTTTATTATCATGAAGATAATGAAAAATAGCCAATACCTCATCTATTAAATAAGGCACTAAAATTGGTTTAACCTCTTTTACAACTGGTTCTCCAGCATCATCTTTTTTTGTTACCGGATATCCCCATTCATCTTCCTTCTCTATTTCAAATGTAATATGATGAATAAATATTTTTCCTGGTTTTAATTTAGGATTGTGCTTTAGTATAATATACATATAAATACTAAGCTGTAGAGCATAGTGGTAAAAATTACAGTCATCAAGTCCATCAAGTGGTGGTAACATTTTTTCTGATTTACCTTCCCAATCAACATATGACTCAGTATCAATTTTTTTATTAGTCTTATAGTCAATGATATTTACTTTACCATTGACTACTTCAACTAAGTCTGATTGACCACAGATGCCTACTGATCTAAGATAGACCATATGTTCTGGATACACGCCTGGTTCTAATTTTTGTAAAGGAGCTGTTTTTATACCTTCTTTAACTTCAGATGGTTTAAATACAGGTACTGTAACTCCTTCTCTTTCCATAGATGCAAATGAGCATAAGTCAGATTCTCTTTGGTTATGATACCAAGTTCCAAGAGTAGTAGATCTTTCAGATTCACCATTCCAAATCTGTTGAATTAACTTAGGCTCAATTCCATACCACTTAGAGTTTTTCTTTTTACTAACTTTCTCTGCAATTTTCTTTGCATCAAAAGGTTTTTTAAAATGTGAAACAAGTGTGGTTACACTTATCCAATCAATGTTACTGTCATCAAGACTTTTGTAACTATGATCATCTGCATTAAATACAATCATAATTCTTCTAATTTATCTTCTTCTTCTACTGTAGCAATTGCATCCCATTTACCTAATGGACATTCAGATGCAAGAGATCTAGTTTTAAAATTTAAAGAACAACCACATTCATTGCAACATGGAGCAGTTCCTTTTACAGCACAGTCATCACCTTGATGTTCACATTCATCACAAATGGAATATCTAAGTCTAGCAATTTCTTCTACAGTTTCATCTCTAATTACACTATTGGTTATCCCCTCCAGTATCTGTTTCCGGTTTTGCCAAATTAATTTTAGAGTATTTTTCATCTTTAAAGTTTTTTCTTTTTAACAATTCTTGTTCTGCCTTTTTATGAATCTCTTTTAAAAGTTCTAATTTTTCTTCTACACTTTTTTTATTATGATAAGCACCAAATGTTGAAGTATCATGGTTCTTTAAAATTTTTTCATAACGAGGAATAGTCTTCTTTACTTTTTGAATCTTAATGATAAAATGACCTAAGCCATCTACATTTATTCTTAAATCACTTAAACTAGATAATTTTTTTCTTAATGTTTTATAATAATCTTCAACTAAATGTTCAACTAAATCTTCAGAAACCTCAAACTCTTTTGTTAGTTCAGTATATAAACTACTTGCCTTCTTCGGTATCATTCCCTAAAAATTTATAATCTAATAGTATGGTACCTTCAGTTTGAACTTTTATATTAGGATTAAGCATAATTAATTTTTTATTGCTATTATCTTTAATTACAAGTCCACTTTTCTCAGCTTTATTTACACTATTTCTAACAGTTTGTGGTGACTTAAAAATCCAATCTTCTTCAGAAGAAGCATCAAGACAAAAATTACTTAGTTCAATTGGTTGATTGAAACTAAGTAAAGTAAGACAATTAAGATCAGATTCACTCATTGCTATACGGTTAATATAACAATGAGTTAAAATCTGAAACTTAACAATATCCCATTTGGGCATTTTAACCCGTTTCTGTACTTGATTGACAAGTGCCATTACCCTCTTCTCAATTTTTTACCTCCAGCTGGTGCTTGTGCTACAGGTTTAACTGGTTCTTGAATAGGACCATCTTCTTCATCATACTCTTCTTGAGGTTGAGTTGCTGCCATCATTGTTGCATACTGAAGTTGCATAGTTGCTCTTTTGTACCTTGCTTCTTCTACTTCAGTTAACAATTTTTCATATTTGGCTTGCGCTTCTAAATAAGGAACAGAATCCTCATAAAACTTTTGCATTTCTGCTCTTCTGCCTTCTAATTGCTCAGGAGTTAACTCCTCATTTGTTTGTTGGTTTTCCATAAAATATTATTTAATGTTTAGACAAATATACAATAAAAGTTTAAACAGAATATATTTAAATAAAAAAATCCAGGCATACAACATACCTGGATTTCTATATATCTAGAGAAGTAGATAATTATCTATTCTTTATTGTAAGATTTAAAACAGTTAGAAGATAAAAGTTTCTAGGTAAATCTACTTCAAATGAAAAAAAGTCAATTCCTAAAAATCTTAATCTAAACATCAAAGTCTTCCAATGTTTAAATGTGCTCTTCCAATTGTTTCTATACTTCATTACAATAATCTTTTACGGAATCTTTTATCAATTGCTTTTCCAATATATCTTCCTACTTTTTGAAGAAGTTTATTTTCAGATTCCACAGTGATTTCTGTACCTTCAGCTGTTTGCTTTACTTCAACATCTAGTTTTTCACCATCTAATTTAAAGTGCTTCTCTTCTGGTGTTGTATGTACTTCAACATCTGTTTTTTTTGTATCAACAACCACATCAAGATTTTCACCTTCTTTCTTTACTTTTGCAGTAACTTTTTTAGTTTTAACTTCTACTTCAAAGTCCTCTACTTTTTTCTTTTTTGCCATTTTATTTTAATTTAAATTTCTACAAAGATAATAACATATCTATAAGTTCTTGCTGTGGAAACATATCTGATTTATCTTTACGAGTATTTGTATGTGTCCACATTCCTTTTACTCTACCATAATATGCATTTTCATTCCACTCAAATCCAGCAGCACCTTTCTTTTTAATCTCCTCTACCAATCCTTTTCTAACATCTATATTGTCTCTTTCAGCAATAAATAAAATCCAAGATTTTAATATACTGATTTGCTTGTCACTATATCTATGCCAAGTTTTGTTTCCTCTAAATGCTTGTGCTAGTTCAACTACTTCTTTTGGATCTACTAAAGCCCCGGTATATGTTTTACCATTTTTAATAGGGCCCATATTACATACCTCTATACCCACAGAATGTGAATGCATGTGTTGTGATCCATTCTCTCCTAGATGCCAAGCATATGCTCCAGTTGGTAAACATTGTATTAATTTACCGTCATGAGTTGCATTACCATTTATTACAGATTTTCCACCTAAAACAAATTCAGTAGCTATCTTACCTCTAGTGTCTCTACCCCACATATCTACTACTTGATAAGGATTAGGTCCTCCAGCAGTATGATGTAAAAAAATATATTCCTTTTTGGTAGGACCATCTAAATACTCACCTTTTTTAAGGTGATATTGTTCTATAATAAGTTCTTCAACCTCTGAGGTATTCTCTGAGATATCAGTAGATGCAAGTAAAGAATCCCAAGTTTTAGAACCTACTATACCATCTGGAACTAGTCCATTATCAAACTGATATTCTTTTACACTCTTCTCAGTAGCAGAACCAAAGATTCCATCTACTGTAATCCCGAGCATTTTTTGAAGAGTTTTTACATCTTCTCCTTTACTGCCCTTCTTGAGTGTTTCCATCTTCTATAGTTAGTTGAGAGGTTGTTGCAACTGTTGCACTAACTGCTGCTATATATGTAGCTGCTGTTATTACACCAACTGGCAGAGTGACTGGGGCTGCAATGATTGCACCTGCTACTGCCCCTGTAATAATGGCCCACCTTTGCACCCTTTTCCAGAACTTAGGTGTCTTGCCATTCCATCTTTCTTTAATTGTTTTTTCTTTCATCGTCTATTGGTTTTATTGGTTCATCTTTAATATACTTAGACAAATGTTTAAGTATAGGTGAGTATTCAGTCCACCCTAATCTTTTAAAATTTTCTAGATTGGACCAGATTAAATTAATAATTACATAGTTATAAAAAGCATAGTGAAGCCATTCATAAATATTAAATGTCATCCCAAATATAGGTTTTATTTTTATATTGGTTGCCATTACATGTGAAATGCCTATCATAAGCATATAAACAAATAACTTAAACCAACCTTTTCCAAAGAGTTCAGAATCAAATTTATATCCTTCTTTTTTAGAAGCTTTTAGACCAGTGTAAAATTCTAATCCAAATAATAAAATAATTCCAATACCAACAGGAAGAACAATACCAAATACAACATTAAAATAGTAAGCTATACCTGCAAAAATTGCACTAATACCAGTACATGTTCCAGCCAAATGTGGATGAAATGCACTTGTCATGAAATGATCCATATCTCTATATCCTGCTGACATTACTATTTTAGCTGCTACTGTTTTCATTTTATCATAAAGTAGCAAATGTTATAAATGCTGCAAATGTATTTGTTGAACCATCAAAGAATACATTTTGAGACACCAAATATGAATTAGGAGCATTAGCAAATTCTGCATTAATTAAAGACTCTAATGTTGATGGATTATTATCAAATAAGTAAAGAGTTCTTAAGTTTCTATACTGAGGCATTGCAAGCCCTTGTAGAGTTTTCAATTGAAAAGGAAAGTTATTTCCTTTATTACCATAATCTTTTAAATTTCCTACTGACATAATTATTGTTTTTTATTTATCTACTTACTTCTTCCCAATCTAATGAAACATATGCTCCCAAGGTTCCTCCTGTTGCATCTATTGCTACTTCAACAACAAGTTCATATGGAGTTGATGTAAAAGTATCTCTTTCTAATTGCGTAGTAAATAACGCTTCTTTTAATATGTTAATACTAGGAGATGCTTGATTTGAAGAGTTTATATATCCTTGAGCTAAAACTCTACCCCCAGCTGCTGATGTTCCTGTAAGATTATATTCTACAGCAGAATTTGCACCTGCAGTTGTCCATAATCCTCCTGTGACAGTAGCAGATTGCACAACTCTCCAAGCATAGTTTTTACCATTTCCTATTCCTAATATTGATGCTGCAGTCATAATAACTACTGCATCTAAAGCTGTAGTTTTTAATCTAAGAGCAACAATTGGATAATAAGTACCAGCAACTGCAAAAGTTCTTGGAGTTGTAATAGGAGTACCAACTGCTTGCTGTGCACCTCTTAATTCATATCCACCTTCAGAAATGACAGTAGAACATACTTGTTTTAATGTACTAGGATTTACTGTTACTCCTGTATTAGTTATCTCATATCTTAGTGGTAAAGATGCTGTGGTAATATATGTTGATACAATATAATTTGCATGATTAAATCTATGACAAAGAATAAAATTACCATCTATAACAAACCCCAATCTCACTGTTCCTTCTCCTAACCATTCAATATCCATAAAGAATATCTGAGCTTTTGTAATATCTAATACTACACCAGAAGGACCTGTACCATCCATTGGATCAACATTCCATGCTGATTGATTTACTACAGATTCAGTAACTACTCCAGTAACTAAACTTCTTTCAACAAAACTTAGAGTAGAGTTATTTAATTGAATATATAAACCATTTTGTGTTCCAAAGTAACCAACTCTTTGTCTAAGATTAGCTTGAGCTGGTGCCATTACAAATGTGTTAAATACTAAAAGTGATTTTCCTGGTTGATAAGAAAATACTTTAGTAGTTTCACGTAATACTTCAGAACCACTTGAATTAGTTACATTTAAATTTACCAATCCCTCATTAGGACTAAATACAGCAGCACCTCCACTAGCAGTAGATGTATTCCATAAACCATTATCATGATATCTGTGTGAAGAATCAAATAATGTTAATGGAGTAGAAACTCTTTGTCTCCCAAAAGCATCAACAGTCATTGGATTAGCTCCTATGTTTACATTAACTATTTGATCTGATGGTAAAACAACAGGAGTACTTTGAGCTGAAGTTTTCTGACCTAGTGTATTAATTCTGTTTGTAAAAGTAGTATCTGCCAATCTTGTAGATAAAGCAACATCAAGATTTGATGTATCCCCATCTATAGTAGTAAGCCTCCAGATCGGAAGAGCACTCCTA